GCGCACTCCGGTAATTTTCTGTTCTTCTCCCTCATGATATTCATCTTCCGGGAAAAACTTGTCTTTATTTGTTAATATCTCTGCGACTTCCGCCTGTCTTATGGATAAATGATCCGTATTTTGCAGGGTTTTTCGCATTTCTTTTGTGTGTTCACGAGCAATTGTCGCTCTTTGTTCTTTGTTCTGCCAATATTCTTTTATATATGCCATTTATTTCTCTCCTTTCACCATAAGAAATTCCGCTTTCTTTCGGTCTTGATTTTTATACAATATATAGTATTTGTTATAATTATTTAATACTATATATTGTATATGCTATTTTGTAAAATTTCCAGAGTTGATTCCTTCATATAATCTGTTCAACGCTATCTCAAATGCGCCAATCCCTGAGAAAAAGCTACTTAATCTCAAATCCTCAAAAAGATATGGCATAGCCTTATACAATTCAACCAATATGTAATATAAAACATCTACTACAATGGAATTCCCTGCTTGCTTGTACAACTGACTATTACTTACCATCTTCTCAGCAGCTTCAAAATTCTCATCTGAAAATCCCATAAGTCTAAAACACTCCTTCGGAGTAAGTTTTCTAATTCTAATAGGTGATTCAATTCTACAAACCCCTGTCTCAGTTGCAGTAATTGTTGGACAAATCTGACCATTTTCCTGAACTCTACCTCTTCTTGTTTTGGACTCTGGATATGGTAAATCAGCTACGCCACCTAGTTCACATTCAATATATCCTTTCTTAGTTGCCTGGCGAATTGCAATCTTATTACCCTCACCCTTATTTGTTGTAAGAGTCGGTGCTAATCCATTCTCGTCAAACACATTGCCATTCATACCTTTGCCAGATGGATTTACATTTCCTAGCTGAACAATCTTTGGTTCATGACTACCACCTCCACAAGTATTTAATGTTGGACTACAACCATCTGTACTATAAATTCTACCTACCTGTGGATTTTTCCAATTCCCCTCACATTTAGAAATTGTGCCAATCTGTTTTACAACATTATCATTTACAAGACGTGGATCTTTATAATCTCTTGCTGTTAAAGTAGGACAGAAATCATTATATTCTCTTGATTTTCCTTCTCTTTTAACCTGACAAGCATCGTATAATAAAGCGTCTTCGTTATTGAGATTTGTTAAAAATCTCTGAACCTTATCTTCTGAGATATAAAACTTCTCATCAACATTCTCTTCAAGAATATCTTTTAATCTCATTCCATTATCAAATGGTTCAGGATATGTAAACTTTCCATTGTCTAATTCTTTCTTAATAAAAATCAGATACACACGCTCTCTATTCTGAGGAATACCATAATCTTTTGCATTTAGGACTTTCCAGTACACATTGTATCCATACTCGTCCAACTCATCTGTGAACATCTTGAATGTATCTTTAAACTGCTTTCCCACAATATTCTTTACATTCTCGTACATACCGAAATTCGGTTTATTTGCTCTGATAACTCTCAGATACTCTACCAAAAGAGATGAACGAGTCTTCTCAATATTATTACTTCCGCAGCATGGACACTTATCTCTTTCTGACCAATGAACTGTCAGTGGGTTATACTCATGTCCACAATCTTTACAAGTCCATACAGAACCTTTCTGCTTACCTGCGACAGAAAAATCCTGACAGGGACTACCTCCACAAATCATATTAAATGGTTCAAGCTTTGTTTCATCAACCTTAGTAATATCACCAAGATTTTTACTTTCGTTTTCATTGTGAATAGCACAATAAGAACTTGTTGCATATTTATCAAACTCACAGAAGTTCACTAACTTCCAGTTCTTCTCACAATAATTATTTTTTTCTTATGGTTTTTTGCAGACGTGCAAATTCCATAGGATTTTACAACAAAATAATATTAAAACGAAAGGATTTAACAGTAAATTCTAGGATAAATGATTGCGCAATCTCTGTAGATTAAAGGATTTTGACAGAGAATAAAGAAAAAAATATTTCTTGTTACTTTTACTTTTGGAAAATTTGGCTGAATCGCCAAGATAGAAATTTCTATATATGATTATTCTTTGTCTTGAAATGATTTAATTTGATTTTCTAAATAATCAATCTTGTCATTCCAATAATCTATTAGCATGTCTTCGATTTGATGCTTTGCATCTTCTATACTGTCTGCAAACAATGTATCATATTCAACATTTAGTTCTTTTGATACATATATAAATCTGTTTTCGTCTGTCTCATCTTGTACAAAACCAGCTACTACATTTTCATCATCTTCTTCATAAAATTGACTAAAATGTAATTTATAACATTCCTTACCAAAGTCATTCTTTTCACCTGTTTCCCAATATTTCTTCACTTTATCACCTCGCTTAATTTGGCTGATCAGCCGTGAATAGAATTACTTCTATATTAGATTATTCTCTACTTGAAACTTCTTTAATTCATCTTGAATCATCTTCTGCATATCTTCTTTGTCAAAAGATATATTTGCAACTGGAATAACTTTTGCATTTAAATTAACATCACCAATAATAGCTTTTTCAAACGCTTCTAAAAACATTTCTGCAATTTCTTTTTCATAATTACCACATAGACCATGACAGTTTATATCTGCAATTACTCTTGAAAAGAAATCTTTAAACTTATCAACATTAAAATCTCTTTCATATCCTATTGGAATATCAATTGTTAATTTCACTCTTTTACCTCGCTTATTCTCTGTATGGTTCAGGCAACGGCATCCAAGCTTTCATGCCACCATTAATTCTTCCCCAAAACCATGTCCCATCATAGCGTTGTCTTTGTACTTTTGTTACTATGCCTCGATTTGTGGTAACAAGTACATTGATTACTTTCTTGCCTTCGTATCTTTTATCATCTTCTGGCATTTGTCCTTCGACACATTTAATCCATTCCAATTATTCTCTCACCTCACTGTCCAAAGATTTCCCCAATAATTTTCAACTTAATACTCTGACCAAATTCTGAACCAGCAGCTTTTGGATGACCACCGCCACCAAATAAACTTGCTACATCTTTACCAAGATCAATATCTTCTTTAACGGTTCTATAAGATACCGTACAACCATCAATATCAATCATTGCCACAAAATCAATTTCAGGATGCATTTTACAAAGTTTATTACCTAATTCACTAACAAACCTATCTGCAAATACAAAACCACAAACCTTACCACACATAGGACTGGTAAACATAGTTTCATTCTTCTCTTCGATATATCTATCAATTTCATCCTGTTTAATTTTCAGGATAACTTCATCTTTGGCATATAATCTTGGGAATACCTCATCATGGATTTCTGAAATGCACCAATGAATAAAATCATCTCGACCGTAAAGATATAATAAATCATTTATCTGCTTACAAATAACACCTTCATCACCGAGTTCTGACCATCTCCAAGTGTCATAATCTCTCACAAGTTCAGCAAATTTCTCTAACGCTTTATTATTCTCTAACTCTTCACTCAGACAACCATTCATACCTAACCAATGATAAAACAACATAGTTCCCGATGTTTTAATTCCTTTGGAATCTTCGATAACTACATCACACCAATCATACTTATTTAATCCAAGAGCTGTTGGGTGATGATCTAATAACTTAACATTGCCTCTTTTATTCAGTAACTCAGCAGTTTCTTCATTGACACGAATATCGGTAATATAAATTGGGATTGTGTCGTCCTGTTCTGTTTCCAAATATTCCTTTACAGTTGAATCAATATTGTCGTAATCACAATATGAAATTTCTACATTATCTTTACCAAATGCAAGTTGTGCTAAAATACCACAACCGATTCCGTCTAAATCTGTATGACTGAATAATTTAACCATGTAATCTCCTCTCTGCTATTTCTAATAATTTTTCTTTCTCATTTATATTTTCTCCACTAATAACTGAATCCAACAGATTATTTAATACCTCACCAATTTCTTTTCCTGGCTTATATCCAATAGTAATTAAATCCCTGCCATTAACTGCTAAATCCTTTAGAGAAAAACACTCTTCATCCTGTAAGACTTCTTCTAAGATATAGCCGATGTTATCAATCTTCTGTAATCTTGTTTCCTGATTCATGTCTGCTTGTGCTTTAATATCAGCTCTGCGAACATTTAGTAATCTTCTGAACTGTTCTTCTCCGATTTTATTAAGCCATCTCTTGATATATTTC